AAAACAAACATAAACTTTCACGTAAAATCTAAATCGATGAGACCCTACATTTTTTTTTTTCAAAAATAAACAACGATGTAAAAACGTATTTTTCTTCTCTATTTTTTCCATTAAATCGGCACTATAAACCAAATTCCCCGTTGGTTTATATTTATCAATCGGTGTATATTTCGAATCTTTCTCTTTCCCCTTTGCAATTTGTCCTATAGGACTATTCTCGGGAATTGTATCTTTATCCTTATCTTCGACGACATTTCCCTTTTCATCCAATACAATCCCCGTCTTTTTCTTAAACTCATTACGGGCATAAGTGGGTATCCAATTTTCCCATGATACAAACAATGTATTCGGATGCATATAATTGACGAAAAAACCGTTTTCTTCCAATTTCGCCACTAAAAATCCGATACAATCCCCCTTGTTAAAATTCGGTTCCCCGAAAATGTATTCCGGTACAGTAAACCAAATATGTTTATCGTTCATCTTATTTCGCCCCGTCGCCGTAATTCTGCGATGTATCCGATTCAACAATTTGTTGAAAATGGAGATCTGTTTCAAATCCCGTTGGTGCTTTTTTTCGTATAATTCATCTATATTAATTTTGCGTTCGGCCTCTTTATCATCTACATACAAGAAACACGACATTTATACTATAGGACAACATTTACTAAATATCGTATAATCGTAAAAGAAAATAAATACTAGATTTCAAAAATCGTTAATGGAAGAAAAACCCGCGATAAAACATCTCGTTATTTCGGGAGGACAAGCATGGGGATTTTACGCTATCGGAGCAATTCGCAAGGCCATTAGCGAAAGATTCATCGACATGAGTCATATAGAATCAATCTATTGTACTTCCATCGGATCTATCATTGCGACCATCATTTCCATACATATAGATATGGACGTCATTATTAAATATTTGGTTGAGCGTCCTTGGATGGACTTTTTTCTACAACGTTCGCATTCATTCGTTGATACGATCGACTACAATGGACTCTATAGTAAAAATATTCTCGTCGATTTTTTCTTGCCTCTTTTTGGATCGAAAGACATATCCATCGATATTACCATGGAAGAGTTCTATCAATTAACGGGGAAAGATATACATATATTCACGACGGAATTCAATGAATTCGTCAGTGTAGACATTTCGCATAAAACCCATGGGGATTGGAAATTGGTAGATGCCGTATATTGTTCTATATGCGTCCCTTTCTTGATTTCTCCCATCATTATTTCTGAAAATGGGGCGCATAAATGTTATGTCGATGGCGGATTAACCAATAATTATCCTATAGGACCATGTATAAAGGATCATCCGGACATAGATACCGATACGATCTTTGGGATTCTTTTGGGGGTTGAAAAAAACGGGGGTTGCGGACGTGTAATTCCCGATATGAATTTCCTCGATTTTACATCGACGGTTGTCGCGAAACTTGTGAAGCGAATGATATGCATCGATATGTCGATAAAGATAAAACACGAACTTGTATTCTATGAACCGGAAAATCCGGGGGAATCTGCGATGAATATTATAAAACATACATCGAAACGGAAAGAAATTATAGATGAAGGTGCGGAAAAAATGACGCTCTATTTAACCAAGTGAAAATCCGATCATTATACAGTCTCCAATGGTACAAACTATAGGACACTATTCACAAATTGAGATAGATTATCTTCCGTCACTTTCGCTTGAAAGTCGTATGTATTTCCATCCTTGACGAGTTTGATAGTGGGATAAGAATCTACGCCAAAATTTGCCAATAAATCGGCAATGTTTGCAGGTGTAGCCTCTCTGAGTCCCTCGATTGCTTTACTCCCATTGTCCCCCGTACAATTTACGTCGATGCAGTTAATGGTAGTTCCATTGACCGATTTTTGATTATAAGAACCTTTAAAATTCTTCCATTCGGGTGCCGCAGTTTGGCAATGCGGACACCAATCTGCATGGAAAAAATAGACATCGGCAATTGACCCACGGTCACCACTGTTTGCGACATCTTTAAATTCCTTCGCCTTTTGCATAGGTGCATAATACTTTGAATACATGTAATAACCGACCATGGCAAATAATAAAAAGATCAATCCATATATCACGTAATTTAGATAATTCCCCATGCGCGTATAAACATATTCTACGAGACCCGACATTATAGTATGTCAATACATTTTATTTTATAGAAAAAAACGATTTCTATAGATGTTCTATATGACAAGTAAAAAACGGGTTTTTACAGAAAAACATTATAATAGCGGAGACGGAATGATGACGGCGATATGGGGTCCATCCATGTGGCATTTTTTACACACAATGAGTTTTAATTATCCTATAGCACCTACATGCGATGAAAAACGCCAATATATGAATTTCGTGTTGAATCTGAAAAACGTCCTCCCCTGCGGGAAATGTAGAAAGAATCTATGCAAGAATATTCGCAAGTTGCCGTTAAAATGGGAAAATATGAAATCGCGGGCAACATTCTCTAAATATATATACGATCTCCACGAGGTCGTCAATGACATGCTCAAGAAGAAATCGGCACTCACATACGAAGATGTTCGCGAGAGATACGAACATTTCCGTTCTAGATGTGCGAAAACACAACGCGAGATTCAGCGGGAACTCCGAGAACGTAGAAAAACAAAGGGGGAAAAGGGATGTACAGAACCACTCTATGGCGAAAAATCGAAATGCGTCATTCATATTGTACCCCAAACGAAAAAATGCGAATCGTTGCAGATTCATAGACGGACTGTTCGAAAACGGCATGTCAAATAATCCGATCCGATGTATAGTCATATAGAATCATCATATGATGACGCCGAACGACGAGTTCTAGCACGGAAATAGCAAAGCAAATCTATTCTATATCTATATTATAATTCATGGATACGATCAAACATACTTCAAAATTCACAACCTCCTATGATGTATCCTCTAATGAAATTGCAACTGACGAAAAGAAAACGGAATTCTGGGGTCAGAATCCAAATGTTCTATTTGACAAGATGTACGAGTTTTTCCCCATAGATGCAATGGACTATAATGCAAAATTAAACGCCATTTCACGAACCGTCATCGTACTCACTATAATAAGTTTTCTCTTTACGAATAAATACCGTATTCTAGTGATTGGCGGGATCACACTAGTCGCCATCTTCTTTTTACATCAACATAAAGAACGCGAATCCAAGAAAAAAGACAAGAAACGAACGACGATGGAAGTGGAAAATTTCGACAATCCAGGTTTAGCCGTTATTTCGGGGAAAGAAGACCAAATCACCGATATATTCGACGCACCCGATTCATCCAATCCATTTTCCAATGTCCTAGTGACGGATTACGAGTATAATCCGAACAAAAAACCTGCCCCACCGTCTTATAACGAAACCGTCGGACAGGATATATTGAAACAGGCGAAAAATGTAGTTCGCGAATTGAATCCGGATCAACCCGACATTTCCGAGAAATTATTCAAAGATTTAGGCGACGAATTCGTTTTCGAACAATCCCTGCAACCGTTTTATAGTAATCCCGGAACAACGATCCCGAATGATCAAACCGGATTCGCCGAATTTTGTTATGGAAGTATGATTTCGTGCAAAGAAGGGAACCTTTTCGCATGTGCCCGCAATCTCGATCGATACACCAATTAATCGGGGATCTAGATAGATAGATAGACCACAACCGAATCATTCTATATGACGAACGCAACAAGTCTTATAGAATAAATAGTATATTATATATATAATGTCCGTGAATTCAAACAATTATTATTTCAATAATATGGCTCGTATAGGTACTGATGCGACCGATCAAACACAACGTAATTTGCAAAACGTAAAGTTCGGAAATTATATGGTTTCGAACTATTTTAGCGATAAAGTATCCGATGCACAGATCCGGTTTGCAACTGAACAGCCGAATGTTATGTTGAATGCAGACAATGGGATTTCGAGTTCCGTGATTGATGCCTATTCCACCCTTCTTTTAGGAGGAGAAGAAAGACCTTTAGACAAATTGCAATTGATGCAACGCCCCTTTATCACTGTCCCCTATTTAGGAAAAGGGTCATGTGATCCAACCCTCGAATCGCAGTTGCAACAGGGGGAAATTGTCAGTGAAAAAAAGAGCGTATCGACTTTGAGTGAAACGACTTATTCGAATTTAGGCGATTATCCCATGCAAGGGGATATACGTCAACGTATAAATAATCCGAGTTTCGTGATAGAGGAATCCGCGCTCAATGGATGGGTCCGTGGTGGATCTTCTACGCGAGACATGTCTTCCAGACCTAGCGATTCATCTTATTAGATACATGGATAGACGTATAATTCATGCGTTTGAAAATATTATATGGATATAATATATAATGAGTTCAGAAGAAAATATATCACCACCAGTCGAACCACAAGTCGAACCACAAGATAAAACCATGGGATCCCAAAAAGAACCCATAGGAGGAAGCAAACTAGGCGCCATGGGTGGAAGTGCCCTTTCCTATTCTTCTGTCGGAGGTCGAAAACAGAAGAAACAACACCAGAATCAACAACAGAACCAACAACAGAACCAACAACAGAATCAACAGGGTGGTAAAAAGAGACGTCGTACTAAAGCAAAAAAGTCCGCCAAACGCAAGAGAGGGTCTCGCAAGATAAAGGGATCTCGCAAGAGACGTTAAATAGTAAATCACAAATTTACACACTATTGTACATAATTTAATCTTCTTTACAGATTAAATTATTCAAATCTCTCACTGGTATAAATAATATAAACACAATTGTGCAAAAATGCAAAATGACATCGATCCTCAATTTCGACAAAACCCCGGAATATTTAGGAACATCGGAATCGGGAAATGCCTCTTATCGCCAATGTCTCCGCGATTTTTTCATTATGAATCTTCCAACCGATATACCAACTGATATTGACGACGAATCCCAAGATGAATTGCTATATGACACATTCGCAGTAAAATCCGGATTAGAATTCATCTATCAGCAAACGAAAGAAGATGCGCAGTTTATTGTCCTATACCAACTCTCTGCAGGACAAATGTTGAGTGAAGACCGAGAGATTGGTTTAGCCGTTTTGTTCAGTTATGATTATTTCCAACCGTTCTTCCATTGTCTAAAGACCTTTTTCTTATCCCCCGATAATTGGTCCAACCAGTGTGAATCCTATAGGACACTCTATAAAAAATTCCAGCGAAATTAATTCTACGGGACATATAAATGGCATCTACACGGAATAAAAATACACCCGGAAATTATTCTGCGGAACAACGTGCCCTCATACAAGAACGCAATTATTTCACATATGAACATGCACCGAATGGTCGCGCATTCTCCACGGCGTATTGTGGCGACGGATTACTTATGGGACGTATCGCACATACGGAATTGTCACATAATGCGACTGATATAGAGACCTTTTTACTCGGCGTCGGATCGACCAATTTGGTAGAACCTTTGGCGCCCGTGACACCCAATCTGGCACGTCTGGATAGTCTCACCATGATGAATCGCGGTCAAATGATCATGCCGGATCCATTGGCAATGGAACCATTTCAACGACCATTGCCGTCATGAAGATCTTCCGTTTCATCGTAATTTTTCGCCGTATAAGCTCTATGTGACTTTCGTTTGGATCGTTTTTTAAAAGACGAATTTTTCGGTTTCTTTCTAGTGGTTAAATCCTCGCGTTTGATGAATATATTCATGATATCCATCAAAGAATCCATTTTAACCGGGGTTTCAGTAACATCTTCTATCATTCCTGGTACATCTTGTCCTATAGATGTATATACATCGTCGTCATCGTCAGATTCTTCTATATAGGAAAGAGTAGAATCGTCGTCATCGTCTTCAATGGATTGTGTAGTCGATAGACTAAGGACTCGCGATTCATCTTGTTTGCAGTTTTTCAAAAAGGAATAAAGCTGTTTTATAATTTCAGCTTGTGAGAAATTCTGTTTTTGTGGTATTTTATCGATCCATTCGAATGAAAATGTCGCGCATTCAGAATAGGATTGATTGATTTCACCATTTACGATTTCTAAAGGTATTCGTATAATCGCATTCACAAATTTTTTCATATATTAGTCATATAGGAAAATTATCTTGGTTTTTTGACGATTATATTTTCACGGAAAATTGAATACATTTGTTCAATCGTTCATTCGTTCATTATTTCAAATATGCAAGTATCGAAACAACTCTTGATTCGTCATATATCCAAGAATGTCGAATTGCTAGACGATGTGTTAAATATCATAAAAGATTTTTGCTTTTATGATATGCCTACGGGTATAATGCGACTATTTATTACGGAATGCAGATTGGAAATTTGCCGGATATTCAACGGCGCGAATTGTATCTCGCGTAATAACCTCACATCTAGATTCTTTGGTGATCCCGATACGGAAGAACATTGGATATTCTCTATAAATAATCCGGAATATATAGTACAACATAGAAGAAATGGAATATCCGTTTGTACCTTGGATTTACAGGGGGTAAATTGTACTACATGTGGGGACTATTCCCATATTTCGGTAGGAACTACTGAAAAAAATATGTGCCGATGTTTTGACGAAGATGATCGGTATTAGGTCGATATAGGATTCTGCTCTAGATATTCAGTTAAAAATGCTTTTCTTAATTTATGTAATTCTGCTGGTATATTGGTAATATCTACATCATTATAGTATTCATCGGCGGAATTTTTTTCTCGATCTGTAATATCGAATTGAAGGATTTCGCTATTGGGTTCACTGGAAATTGTCTTTTCGAATATTTTAAAAATACGATCATTGTCATTTTTGCGATCTGTTCGATCTTTTTTTGTTGATGTATAATAAACATATAAATAATTTAATAAATGGTATAATGGATCGTTTTTTATAAAGTTGTTATCTTTTCCTTTTTCTGTCATATTGTTAAATATTTCCTTTATTTTATCATTGAAAAAAGATTCAATATTGGATTTATCAGTATCGTTTAATATATATTTAAACATTTCATTGTTAAATATTGTTTTATATACATGATATGATTGAAAATGATATTTTGAAAAATATGTTTTATAATAATCTAATTCTATTATTATGATTGTTTTTATGATATAATAACAGTAAATTAATGCTAATAATAACTTATAATAATACGATATGTTATATTTAAAATCTTTAAATAATAAATCCAATGATTCATAATCTGCAATACTAATAAATAACATACTTATAGCGTCTTTTAAATTTTTGTTATTAATTATTTCTTGTATATATTTTAGTTTTCCAACGGTATAACCATTCTTTACACTTTCCAATATATCTTTCTTTTTACTAAGAGTAGATGTATCACTACGGCCATAATCAATAAATAATACATAGGGTTTTATACCATTTTTTCTATTAATTTCATGATCCTTTTCATCTTTATATCTCATAATATTACTCTTGTGTAAATCAAAATGAACAATATCATGATTGATAAATGATATCATTATATTAAATAAAATCTGCGTATTTACATTTTTATAATTT